AAAATTTATTTGCTGATTAGTTTCTTCTGAAATAAATATTGGCATGTCGGTGAGTCTTTGGTCCACATCATCTATATACTCCGACATTGGAGCTGCTGCCAATATAAATATACTTCTTGCCCCACAACTAAACGCGTCATACACACCCCTAAGAAGAGGAGATGCCGTATTGGCGCCAATTAAATTTGTTGCCTCTTGTATCGAACTAACTCTGTAAATTTGATTTATTTCTAAATTATCACAATGTCCAATCAAAAGAATTGAATTAGTTAGATACTGATCTAATGAATCATAAATTGGTCTTTTGGAAATTATTGCCCCAGATGTTGGACCAGTAAGTTGACCAGATACACCAGCAGTATTCACTAAGGCATAGTTGCCGACGGTGGTACCTAAAGAATTAGATAATACTTGTTTGCTAGTGATTGAAAATTGATTTGGTGCTGGAATTGCACTTATATAATAATTTCCATCTATCGTTGAAGAAACATCTGTAAAAGATATTAAATCTCCAACTAAAAGATTGTGATCTATATCCGTAGAAAGTGTTATAACCCCATCTTGTATTTTTTTATATACTATATTTCCACTTCTACCAATTTGACTTCTCGAAACTTCAAAAGGATGTTCTATTACTTGAGTTCTGTCATTGTATGAAGTCTGAATAGATACGGTATAAGATCCACCAAATAATGTGTCTGGAATTTTGTAATAAAAGTTATACTCTGAATCAGAAATTCTATTAAAATACGAATTAGATTTTAAAGTTAATCTAGGGTAATATTTTGTATTATCAAAATCATCTAAACTTGGAAGTAATGTTGCGGACGCTTGTGCGGTAATAGAATCTGATGTTGGAGTTGCCGTTATTGTATATTCGGTGTTATAACCTCCGCCAACTCCATAAACTACAACTGTGTCACCAACAGAAAGCTTATGGTCTATGTCAAAAGTAAAAGTTGCAGATATAGAACCGCTAATTATTGAAACTGGTCCAACTATATCTGTTATTCTGTAGCTTGTATTTATCAAAGAAACTGAAGAATGGATTACATCGCCCACTCCACCTTGACCTCTTACCACAGTTGCGTATATATCAATTGGTGTTTCTTGATCTAGGGGATCATAAAAACTTCCATTGATTAAAAAACCAAAACGAAATTTAACCAATTGATTATTGTTTACTCTAAGCATTTACTTTTTACTTTCTTTAGTTGCTCCAACTATCCAGTAATTTACAAGACCACCTCTACCTCTAACTGGTGCAGCAAAGTCTATAAGAAAAACTTGTTGACCATTTGGTAAGTCTTCATATATTCTATCACCTGATTTTGGACTAGCTATATGTTGAAAGTAGTATATAACCTCAGAGCTAACAGTTAGCCCTTGTGCGTTTTCTTGAAGAATGCTAGCAAATCCGCCTTGAACCTGGATACAAAGATCTTACAGTATATTGCTTCATTGAAGCACTATACTTCATTGTACTCTCGTCTATCAGCTCCTGTAATAATATATTATGCCCCCACGTACGCATTATATTATTAATAGTTCGCTTTGGATCAATCATGCTTTCTAATACCTCTTTCTGGTATTGGATTTTCATCAGGAGTTTGAATATGAGTTGGCCCGTAAAGATCTCTTGGAGTGTAATATACAGACAATCCAGTGTAAGGATCCATGTTTCTTCCAGCGCCAATTGTTGGCATTGATGGAATACCCTTTGGTTGAACCGCTCTCATACCTACTCTTGTTGTCAACATTTCTTTTCTCAGCATTGCTGCTATCTGACACCATGTCGTAGCGTTTGCTCTACTTAAAGTAGTTCTAGGAAGGCTCTTATTGGTTATGGAAAGATCACCCAAGCTTACCGACAATTCATCATCCCCGCCGTTGCCATAGACTCTTGTGAGCTCACAGCACGTTGCAGCCCTGATGTATTCAAGAGCAACAAATGGAATATTGCTTCCATCTTCTGTGTCTAATAATTTATAAATTCCCTTAATTTCAGTTGAATAAGTGTATATAAATTCGCCAACCTCCAACATTGATGCGTCTGGAAAGTACGGAAGAAGCTGCTCTGGATCGAGATATATTGGCTCAATATCTGGTGCAAAATATATTGTCTCTTCCTGCATTAAGAAAACAGTTGGTCTGTAGTCTTCAGTTGGAGTACTTACGTATATCTGCTGATTAACGTTAATTGTGGTATTATTTTCTAAAATTCCTGTAAAAGAAACTCTGTATGTTCCCGCTGTTGTTGGGGTATAATCATAATAATACTCATACTGATTGAGTGCGGTAGGATTTGTAGATATTACAATTTCATTATCTGAGTTTGTTATTGACATCAAAACACTCGCTGGGGCAACTTCTATTTGGTTGCCTTCTGTATCTACGTCAATAAATTTAACCTTTAGACGAACAGTATCATTAACTAAAATATTTGCCATTTTTACCTCTTTAAAGATAGATACTTATATAGTACAGTCGATGGTTGTACTGCTAAAGTTATTGACCCTGATACTGTACGCTGACTAGCGTTCCTGAGTGTATAGTAATCTCTTTTGCCTGAATAAGAGCTGCGCCTTCTTTAGCTAGCGCTTCTATTGTTATGACTCCAGTTGGGTCTACGTCTAAGCTGATAACCCCTATGGTTGTAGATACAGAGTAATCCTCATTACCACCAAAATAGATCATAATATCATTTAAAATAATAGGATTTAATATTCCTTCTATTTTTAATATTACAGTACCGTCATATGCTACACCTGACTGGTTGTAGGCAATGAGATCATTATAGCGCATCGTAGTCCCCCATAGTGGCTTAACTATATAGTAGCGGTATATGGTTAAATTATTATTAGAATTCTAAACCAGCGTCTTTTCTCAAATTCGGCATCCATATCCTGGAGTCGCCCTCAACTGGAATTGGACTTCCATTTTCTGGAGTTCCATAGGAAATTGCAGATAAGTAAGCAATTCTTTTTCCTTTTGTAACTGGGTACACTTCGTGAGTCCCAACATAATTAGTTGGGTATACCGCAATGGTTCCAGCTTTTGGTTTATGGGTATACTTTGCGTGTTTAAAAAATATTTCACCACCAATAAAATTGGTACCATCTAACTGATCTTCCGACTCAACGCAATCATTAAGATATATGTTTATACTTACATTACCATGTTTTGGATATTCATTTTTAGGGGGTTTACCGTATTCATATGGTATTTGATCATCACAATGTTGACCTATTGATTGACCATTAGAATATGTAGCTATATGACCTGGAGACCTCCACCAGCAAACGGTTGATGCCTCGGTGTATATTTTACAATATTCAACTAATGACTTGTATACTAAATCTTCTAAATTGTGAATTAGTTGCTGTTGTTCTTCTGTTGGTTTTCTATCTGAAAGTTTACATAATGGATCTACGAATCTTTCTGGGGCCATAGATATCGAATCTACTTCAAATTTAAAACCAGTCTTATTTAAAGCGTAGCGTTTTCCATCTTCCTCTATATAGGTAAACGTATCTTCCTCTTGTTGCTTAAGCCATGTTATATAATCTGTCAAAAACTTTTGATCTATTTGAAAAGCATCTTCGATGATACAAAGTCCTGCTCCGATATCCTTGGCCTTAAAATCATTTATTATCATATCAGTAATTTGACCTTGTTATATTAAATTGATCGGAAGACTGGTCATAGCCGTTCTCTAAGAGATATTGCCTATAGTCTGAGGTTAGCGTAGGCATGTAGAGATTAGTTGCCGTTTTTGCCAATTCCGCTTCCTTATTCGGGTCAACAACAAATTCATTGACTTCTTTATTTGGGGTTCCATGACTATACCAACCCAAATAGGAATACCTCTCCCCTTCTCCAACTGGCTTGACTTCATGAGCTGCCATAAAATTTGATGGGAAAAATAATAAGTCACCTTTTTTAGGTTTTACATCTATATCTAAATAATTGAAATAATGATGACCACCAGTAAAATTTGTTCCATCTAATTCTTCTTCTGTGTCAACAGATGACGTAAGGTAGAAAACATTACTAATAACATTTCTAGTTGCCAGCTGATCTTTTGGGGTCCAGATATCATAAATGTAATCAGCGCTTACGTCAGAATGGCTACCTAAATAGACGCCTTTTTTATATTGGACTATATGACCCTTGACTTTCCACCAAACACATTTATAAGAAAGAGGGAAAAGTTCAAAATATTTAAATAAATATTGATCCTTTGATTCTTCAACAAAATCAAATATCTTTTTTATTTTTTCATCGCCATATCTGTGTATTGCAGAACCTCTACCCGGCATTTGGTCTACACTTTCCTTTTGAAAAAAGTAGCCACTTTTATTTAAATAAATTTCATCGCCAGTTTCCGGATCGACTGTTGGTGTATACATATCTTCTTTTTCTTTATTGATTGCATCTCTGCTGAATTCTCTAACGTAATCCCAGTCTAGATCTATAGCTGATTCGAAAAGAACAACTCCACCACCAAGATGCTTTGCTTTAACATTGTTATTTATCATATGATGTCTATATCCTTTGCGGAGTAGTCCCACATGGTCCTTCTGGTAAATCCTCGTCTGCTGATATTTCTTTCTGAACAGGTTCGATTAACTTATCTTGAGAAGAATCTAGCTCTATTGCCTCGTGACTTTGATTGTATTGAGCAACGTTTCTACCTTGATAAATCGGATTCCAACCTGGCTCTACACCAAGTCTTGTTGAGTTAGCATCGTCGTATCTAGAGTGTGGAGATTTGCAATACATCTCATAATCATCATATATGTTATTTAACCAAACAGGTGGACACCACTCAAAGCTTGCTTCTGGTTCAGCTATTCTGATGTTTGCGGGAACATCGTCTGCGCCTTGCCCAAAGAATGTAAGATAACTATATCTTACTCCTTTGCCCATTCTTTCGACATTGTGTGAAGCCACATAGTTTGTTGGAAAGAAAATTATATCGCCTCTTCTTGGCTTATACTTTATGCCCAAGTGCACAAATTGTAGTGCTCCACCAGTAAAATTTCTTCCGTTTAACTCTTCTTCTGTTTCTACGCAGTCATTTAAATATATCAAAGCACCACACGTTTGACGCGATGCGACCATACCTCTTGGCATATATCTAATTCCGTTAGTTACTTTATAGTTGGTATCATTGTCGGCGTGTGTTCCAAGAATTCCATTATCACCATATCTCAATATATGACCTCTAGTTTTCCACCATATGCTTCCAAGCATTAATGGATAATAGTCAATATATTTTAAAAGTCCTTTGTATATCTGCTCTTCAAGATAGATAAAAAATTTCTTAACTTCTTCTGGCGTATTTGAATTAACAGGTTGCAATAGCCTGACTGGGGTTCCTGGTATTTCCTCTAACTTATATCTAAAACCATCTTCGTTGATACCATACTCTACACCATCTTCACCCGTTATATAACTCCATCTAGTCTTATGTGCTTCTGCCGCGTTTTGATCAATGTAATCTAAAACTAGAGACTGATCCATACTAAATGCATTTCTGAGTACAACTATGCCAGCCCCTAGCTCCTCTGATTCTATCGCCCCAATCTCATCAATTATTTTTTGATCGATAATTGGAGATACTGGAAATGCTTCGTTATTTAAATTTTTTGGTTGATTGTTTATTTCATCTAAGTATGACATAAGATTCCTATCCTAAGAGTTCGTCAATTGCTTCTCTAACTGTCCAACCAGCACCCATTATTCTTGGAATTTCATCAAGTGGCATATCTTGCCAATTAAATCTGGCCACCATTATTCCTTCACGGCTAACTAAAAATTTTTCATAACCATGTGATATTCTAGCAATTGCTTGTCCTGCAAGGTTTTGATTTTCAATTGCTTTATCAGTTTGGTTTGCACTGAAATCAGAATAATTTCTTTTCTCATTTCCTTTTAAGGCTGAGAATAAAGGGTGTTCGTTTTTTCCATTAACGTCTACCTTTTCAAAGAATGGAAAGTTTACAAACGAATAATGCTCTTTAACAAAAGCTGCTATCTCTTCATTTGTACCTGGTTCCATTTGGGCAAACTGGTTATTTGGGAAAGCAAGGACAGAAAATCCTCTGTCCTTAAATTCATCATGCACTTGTTGCAGCTGCCATAACTGGCGACATGTTCTAGCGTAAGACCAAACCTTGGAACACTGGGGTTCGTAACCTCCAGCTTTTGTAGACACATTTACAATAAGAGTTAATTTACCCTTAAATGTAGATAAATAATTTTTTTGTCCGTCTATTGATGTGGCTTCAATATCATAAATTGACATTTTTTTGACCTCTAATATTTAGTTTTGCATATTCATCTATTGTCAAAATGCCAACAAACTTATCTCCAATTACTTCTACACTTACAGAAAGCGTAGCTTTTATTGGCGTATCTACATTTGCTGAAAACGTTAATACATTATTATTAATCTCGCCATTAGCAAAAGTTAATAGACCTTTTTCTCCAGTAATAATTCCAGAAACAAATGGCTCAATTGAGCTAATAACAGCCTTGCTCATGCTAATGCCAAATGGAGTAAAAGTAGAAACATCCCAGTTTCCAGTAATATCTAAACCAGTATTAACAGTGTTCATAATTTAAGTATACCACAAAAAACAATTAACTATTCGTAAAAAAATTGACCAGTTTCTAAAGCTGTTGGAGGGTTATCTTTATGCCAAACATTTACAACCATAACCCTTCTAACCCCAGTTACAGGAGCAGTTGTATTGTGTATAATGTGACCTGCGTCAAATATTATCAACCTGTTAGGGTTACAGGCTATTCTTTCTCTTAATTCAATTGGGACTATCAGTGGATCTATATTTACCATTTCTAATGCTTCTTCTGTATTTTCAGAAACTGCAGTTGGATGCAATTCTAAAAATCCACCTACAACATTATTTGTATGAGGATAATATACACATCCTATTGCTGGTCCTCTGAATATTTTTTTATCTGCATAAAGAAATGTATCTTCATCTACATGAGTTCCCAAATATTGCCCAGGATTAAATGTCCTTGTCCAGTATTCAAAACCGCAAACCTCTTCAATTGGAAAAGGTAAATTATTTTCCCATATTTTTTTTACAACTTTTTTTCTTGCAGTATTTGCTGGTGAATTCCACCAACCATCCCAAAACATATATGGAGCAAAGCAGTCTGCTTTTTCATCATGATAGCTATTTAGCTCCATTGCTATTCGATCTTCATTGCCCATAGAAGGCGGAAAAAAATCTTTTGTTTGTTCAATTTCTTTTAAAAGATCTTTATCCTTGATGAAATCATCTAATATAATCATAAGTATATAGTACTACAATTTGACCGCATAAGTAACTGCTGCTCCAGTTGGGTTATGGTAAACAGCGGAATTATCAATATTTTTTAAAACCTGGTGAACTTGATAGATTTCGGTAAAGATAGATTCATCTTGATACAGTGAATCCATCCCTGTATATAACATCATAAGAGTTCCGTTTTTGTTTAATCTATTAAAAAAATTAACAGCAATATTAGGATTGTGAATTACATCATGGAGACTCATGCATATAAAATCATAAGTTGGACCTTGATTTGCTTCAATCTCTTGCATTGTTACGGTATCATAATTCCATTCGCCTGCTTTGATAAACTGCTCAAATAAATCTAATTGATAGTTATTCAACATTGTTAGCTTAGACCTTTTATGCATTAGGTTAACTAAGCCAGTATTAAATGCTGGAAGAGTCATTAGGGCTGTTTCTGGTTTTGCTGTAAGAAACCCAAACTCATGAGTATTAGCCGCATAATAGTATGCTGGGTTTACATTCCAGAAATGACTATCTTCACTAAACACATCAAAATACCATATTAGAAAATCCATTCCAACGGCTATTTTTCTTTTATCTAATGATAAAGTTTTAAGATAATTATTTATTTTCTTACTCTTAGATATAGAGTCTTCAACTGATTCTATGTCTATATATTTAATTAATTTAATTAAATTCTCAAAATAGTTCATTTCATAGTTCACGACTAATTGCTCCTAAAGCGAGTTGACGCATAAACCAAAGTCGTCTAATATTTCCTATTAAAGAAATTCTTTGATTTTTTAAAAATAAAAAAACTTCATTTTTTCGACCATCTAATTCATTAGATTCAATTTCTTTTATCGGAATATCTGTTACGCCTCTAGCTGAGTCTATCAACTGATCTATTGAATAAGAATCATACTCATCAATATTTAACCCTACAAAACAAACATAGAAAGCTAATTGTTCGTTTATGTATTCTAAGTCTTTTTGTGCGTTATACATTTATATTAGATCTTCTATAGTTGGAGAAAACGGAAGTATTATATACTTATTTACATCTGCAAACTCTTTAGTGAGAACATACTCACGAGTAGTGCCTCCATTGGGCATTACTATGTTACCGTCTTCCTCTGAGTAAGTGGGGATTGAGTCGTCTAGAGCTTCAGTAAACTCATGTATTGGCTCTTCGCTAATTGGCTTGTTGTTCATTTTTTATTAAACTTTTCAATATATTTTCTTGAATTTGTTTTGCCTTAAAAGCTTGTTTAGAGATAATTGATCCTTGTGTTTCTTGCTCGTCAAGAAGAAGAGAAAGTTTTTCAACAGAATTAGATAATGAACTAATAGCCCTACTTCTTATTTTGCTTTTTTGTTCGTGTGTAAAATTCATATTAAGGATGAGCTAACTTTGGTAAACCTTCAAAAGCTGGACCAATTCTTTCTCCGTTTTCATTTAAACCAGTTTTAATACCCTTCATCCAAGTCCAGGGTTCATCTCTCATTTTTTCGCTTTTTGCATTTCCATAAGACTGACGAGCAGCCATTAATTCTGGTTTGTCCCAAAGATTTTCCACAACAACTTCCGTTGATTGAAGTAATTCGTTTGGATAAATTACGAAGTGCATTATAGGCATTCCTTTTGGAAAAAGTACTGGCTCTCCAACTTTTGTTATTTGCCAATTCATATTGAATTCGTCTGGCCACCAATAACTTGGTATAGATGCAGTCAATGGAACTGCACCATCAACAAAATAATTAGGTGAACCAGATATCCAAGTACTGTATCCATCTTCTGTATTAAAAGCCCAACCTGTAGTAAAGGACATCATCCCAATGATACTTGGGATTGCGATTGGTCTGTCGTCAATCTTTTCACCCTCTAATACTTTAGGAACTGTGTTTCCACCATCCCATTGAACTAGAACATCTTGTTGAAGGATTAATTCCCAACCAGTAACATTTGCAACTGTCAGAGGAAGACATTGGTATGCGTGCTTGTTATAAGTAGCATCCATCCAATCTCTATTGAATCTAGACTGTTTTATTTCTGGTGGATTTTGAGTTGTTTTTATTAAAGTTAACTTGGTCATTAGATTACCTTGGTGGAGCGTACATTATTGGCTGTGTGCCACCTTTTGATATGCCGACATTATCTGTTACCTTTGAACCGTCTGAAGCGTACCCTATAGCTTGTCTGTGGTTATTGTCATTATAGTCAAACATTGTTACAGCGCTATATTTGATGCCGCTAGTCACTTTTAACGAAGCGTGTGCATAGATATAGGTTGACGGAAATATTAGGATGTCACCTTTTTGAGGCTTAAAAGCAATGTTTAAATATGGGAACCATAGTTCTCCACCTTCATAATCATCATTAAGATAAGCAATTGATGAAACTGTACAGGTGTAAGAGAAGCCATGATCTGTATGAACGGCAAAATGTTGATCTGCACCATAACGAACAAAGTTAATAGCCTCCATATATTCCATTTTAAAGTTATACAAAGACTCATAATGATTCAAGCAGGTTTTAATTGCTTTTTCTACATCATCGTAACAGTTTTTAATTTCTTCAAATTCAGGAGTTAACATTGGCCAGTGTGCTGGGCTCATCTTTAAATCTACACAGTCTCTGTAGTCTGGCATCTTTTCATTATAGCCAACCATAGCTTCTGACCACTTAAATAAATCATGGGTACTATTCCCAATAGTTGCTTCTAATCTTTCTGGAATGTTTACATCATCTGCAAGTGCACCTCTATACAAATAGATTCCAAGCTTAGCGTTATCTTCTGGATTTTTACAAGCTCCTACATGAAAGTATTCCACAATATCTCCGTTCATTTTCTATTTATGATATGATTATTGTACCACAACTTCAAGCGCAGAGGTTACCATGTTTGAGACAGAAGATAGGTCATTAATTCTACCAGGACACTTTGGTTCTTCAACAGAGAATATAAAAATTATCAAAAATTTTGTTGAATTAGAAGATCTAAAAAAAATACAATCTTTTCTACCAACCATTAATGAATGGATGGATGCGGGAGAAAATACGTATTCAGAAGATGGGACTTGCACTTACGATGCTTCTTATTGGTCCAATCGTCAATGTAGTTATGACATTCTTTCTAGAATTAATTTAGATATCTATAATTTAATAGATAAATATATTCTAAAAATGAAATATTTTTTAGAAGATAGTTTTAGCGTTAGATTATCAGTAAGACCACCAGTAATTATTAGATGGTTTCCAGGCCTTGAGCAACAACCCCATGCTGATAAGCAACTAAACGATGGAGCGCCTAATCCATTCCCCACATATGATTTGAATTCATTAATTTATTACAATGATGAGTTTGAAGGCGGAGAGCTTTATTATCCACAACATGACCTAGTTATCGCCCCAGAACCTGGACTTGCGGTTGCTCATCCTGGTGATATCAATTATCTTCATGGCGTCAAAATGGTAACATCTGGAGAAAGATTTACCACACCATCTTTTTACACCATTACTGAATTAATATAAATAAATTTATTTCCAATTAGATAACCCACCCTTTTTACGGGGTGGGTTTTTCTATTACCTACCTACTTAAATGCTGGTGGGAAATAAGGTGGGAAGTATGGCGGGAAGTATGGTGGGAAATAAGGTGGGAAGAATGGCGGGAAGAATGGCGGAAAATATGGAGGGAAGAATGGCGGGAAGAATGGTGGGAAATATGGTGGGAAGAATGGCGGGAAGAATGGCGGAAAATATGGAGGAAAGAATGGCGGGAAAAACGGTGGGAAATAAGGCGGAAAGAATGGTGGGAAGAACGGTGGGAAGTAGGGACTATTAATAACGTAGTCTATAGCTGTACCAAGTGGTACTACAGATGTGTCAGTAAGCGCTGTTGCTACTGTATCTAGTGTAGTTCCAGTATTTACTGTATTAGCAGCACCTGGTACTACAGTTACATTTCCAACTGTAAATCCAGCACTAGTTATAGCTGTATTAGCGTCAGCTTTAGCTGTTCCGAGCAGCTATAGCTGGCTTAGCATTTTTTCTTTTAGACTTTGGACCTTCGTTATTATTTATAGCCATATTATGCGCTCAAATCTCCTAGGGCTACCCAAGTATTAGCAGCTCTCTTTACTAGTGTAGCAGATGACCATTGAGTGCGCAACTTGGCTCCTGGTGTAGCGTTTAAAGTTACGCCTGAGCCTGCAGTCAAAGTTATCTGACCAGTGTTTGTTTGTAAAATTACAATAGTTGCTCCAGTAGCAAAGTTAACACTGTTATCTGCTGGAATCGTAAGAGTAGTTGCGGAAGCGTTCGAAATCTCAACCATTTTATTTTTATCTGTTAACACTAAAGTGTAGCTTGCTGTTTGTTGATTTAAAACAGTGTCTGCTATTTTACTTTGATCAATTGCTGCCGTTGTTGATATATCCGCATCAACAATTGTTCCTTCGGCAATCATTGCACTTGTTACAGTATTAGCAGGTAGTGTTACAGTTCCAGTAAAAGTAGGGTTATCAATAGGAGCGTAGTAGGCACTGCTTTGTCCGTCAAGTAAATCGGCATTGAGATTTGTAACAACAGTATTTGACGCCACAATAAATGGTGCGGTTCCAGTTGCAACAGTGCTTTCAAATGTATTAGCCACAACATCAGCAGCTGCATATGAACCGTGTGCTGTGTTAATTGGAGCCGTTGGCTCTACTGTTAAACCCTTAAAAAACTTAAACTTATGACTATCTGAAGCGTCGCTAAATAACCCAGCATGACGGTATGTTCCATCGTTATAGTTACCAGCAAAACCAAGATCTGGGTCAGTAACTTCAGAGCCACCATTTAGATAAATAAGTGGGTCAGATATGTTAAGACTTGTTTGATTAACGGTTGTTGTCGTTCCTGTTACAATTAAGTTTCCACCAACAGTAACATTTCCATCAGTTGAGATAGTTCCAAATGAAACGTTTGCATTAGTTGCAACTGACTGTCCAATAGATATCGTTGGAGTGGTGGTTCCGCTAATTGTTACTCCAGTTCCTCCAGTTACAGAAGTAACTGGAGCAGTGCCATTTGAGGCTGCTGTAAGTTGACCTTGTGCATTTACTGTAATGCTAGGATATGTATATGAACCTTCTGTTACCGCAGTATTTGCAATGGAAACATTCGCAGAAGAACCTTCACCTTGAGTGTGACTAATCGTTATACCAGTGCCAGCAGTTACGTCAGAAACATAATTTCCAGTAGTGTCAGTCCCTAAATCGATTAAATCATTAATCCAAGCTGAGCCATTATATTTAAGGAAATTACCAGATGCTACATCTGTTAACGTAACTCCACTAATGTCATCAATACTATTAAGGGGTGCAATTGATTCGTTGATCCAAGCTGAACCATTATACCTTAAGTATTGTCCAGTAGCGTTGCCAGTAATAGTTACATCGCCAACATCATCTAGATTGTTAATAATTGGAACAGAAGCCCACTCAATTCCAACTCCAGCACTTGAATTTGCCCTTAGGAAATACCCATTAGTGCCAACTGATAATTTACTAAAGGTGTCATCTGCGGCACCAACAATTATGTCTCCCTTTGCATCGAAAATAGACTTTTGGATAAATATATTACCAGCTGAGTTAGCTGCATTGCTTTCTGCTATCAAAGCTCTTGCTTGAACAAATTCAGTCGTAGCTATTTGAGTTGTACTTGTACTTGCATTTGGTGCTGTTGGCGCAGTTGGCGTTCCAGTTAAGACGGAGTTAGCAGAAAAAGCAAAGCCAGTAAAATCAACCGACGAGGTTCTAGTTCCAGTTACTCTACCGTAAGAGTCTGTAGTAATACTGTCTACAAATGTAGTTGTATTTGATCCACCACTTGAGCTGACATTTACAGTAGCTAAGTCGATGGAATCTTGATTGACAACAATTCTACCAGCGTCTGCGCTAATAACATTAATAATATATCCAGTTCTAGTTAGTCCAGTTCCAGCTTGTGTTGCTGCAGTACCTGCAAAGATAGAATAAACAATATTATCAACACCAATACTTATCTGACCGCCTGCTCCAGTTCCAGCTGATGTAACAACGTAGGAGTTACCTGCAGTAGCTGCACCGTTTACAACATAAACTGCATCACCAGGTTTTACTTCTCCAGCAGGGCTATTGTCTGCATCTGTGCGGCGTGTTAGAACAAAATATGCTGAAGCGCCTCCAGTATTAGTTATTGTATAAATACCATTTTGTTTTGCGTCAACTTGATCTTTAATTAAAAGTGACTCATCCTGCTCTACGGTTGCACCGTCTACTACTAGAGCTCCAAAAGCATTTCCTGTAAGCGTTGCACCAACTCCATCAGTTCCATTGTTGTATGTGCATGCTGGGAGTGCTGCATTTGTTCCCCAGGCAACTGCTGCATGCCAGTTAGTGCCCGCAGCTAATGAATCAACGTAGGCTCTAGTGGCTAAATCTGTTGAACTTGTTCCCGCGTTTGAGGCAATAACAGAGGCAACATTTAATGTTCCATTTGAGCTTATATTGCCAACTACTGTGCCAGAAGAATTCTTTAATTGAATTAAAGGCGCTGTAGCATTAGCGGCTGCTTTAATTACAAAAGCTTCATCATAGACTGTAATTTCAGGGGCGGTTTCAATTCTTAAACGGGCCATATCTCTCCTAGTGTGAGACTTTAAACAACTAGGAATATAGTAATAGGTAAACTATGAAATTATTGGGTTATTCTCTTTAAAAACTC